CAAACAATACTGTTTGATCTCCTTCCATTTCTCGGTTGGGATGCGCAAAGATGTCCTCGTAGTTTTTGGCTTCCCAGCCATGATTTTATCTATTTGGTTAATTGATGGCCGTAAGCTCATTTTTCTCTCCTGCTAATATTTGTTCTAACTCTAAGCACACATGCTCAATCTCAAAATAGGTTTTGGATCCAGGAGTGTCTACCACAGACAATCCTCTTGATGCCAGACCTGCATAGCTCACTCTCTGGTTGATGCATGCTGAGAAGGCATCAATTTCTAATTCTCTGATAGCCACTTTCGAATCATTATAGATATTAGTTCGTTCATTCACCCGATTAAAAAGTGTGTATACATGAGGCCTACCTGTCAGCTTTTGCCTTGACTTGGCAGCCATGGCGATAGATTCAGTTCCCCAAAGATCTAAGTTACCAGGCTGCAAAGGAATAATAACAATGTCAGAGTGGATAATTATTTCTACCGACAATCCATCCAGACCTGTTTTCCCTCCACCATCGACAAATATATAGTCAGCTTGCTTTGACAGTTTAGCCAATGTATCGATGGATTTAGGTGTGTGTAGAGACAAAAGTGGGACTCTTAGATTCGACATTGTATGCCAGTCAGACAAGCTGCCCTGGACGTCAGTATCGACTAAGATCACAGATTTGTTTAACACTTTAGCAAAGTAAGCTGCAAAATTGCAGGTGAGGGTAGTTTTGCCAACTCCACCCTTCTCGTTTAAAAAAGATACAATCATAGTTTTCTCCTTGTTATGACTCTTAGATTATAGATGCCTAGATGCCTGGGTGTCAAGATGCCAAGATGCCAGGATGCCAAGATGCTTAGATGCTTAGAAATACTTATGCTTAGATGTGTCTAGTGAAAGCATTTGTGTCATGTGAAATAAATGTTGAATCATTTTTGTTCTTAATATAGTATTAAGCATGGAGAACGCACCGCGACAACTTCACTTTTTGCGGTCATTTGAAAGAAGAATCCAGCTGGGAACAACTTCAGAAATTTGACATTAATCTTAATCAAATTTATGGAGAACTGCTATGCCAGCATCATTAAGTAATGTCGCCATCCAACAGTTCCATGATGTATTTACCAATGTTTACCAGGCTGCTGCAATGTTAGGCAACACCACTCAGAGCGTCTATGGCGCCCGTGGCGATGCGTACAAGTGGCCAGTGCAGGGTGATACTGTAATGGAAGAACGTGGCGCATATCAATCACTAGTGCCTGTGAGTGACCTTGACTACGAACAGATCACTACTACGTTTAAAGACTTCGTACTAAATCTACCTTTAGATATTTTTCAGCAGGCTGAATTATTAACCGATGTGTTAAGCAATCTTGGCTCTGTTCATGCGAAGGCCGCTGGTCGTCGTGAAGATCAGAGTGTTTTGAATGCTCTCGACGCAGCTGTCGGAACAGGAACTATTGCCGACGGCGGTACTAATCTTTCAGTTGCTAAACTTACAGAAGCAGCCGCTATCCTTGATGAACAAAATGTTGACCCTCAGGATAGATATTTAGCCATGACACCTAGCCAGTTACAGGCTTTGTTGGGCGAAGATAAGCCAACCAATACTTTATATGTTAATACACGTAATTTAATGGATGGTCAGGTTGAGTCTCTATGTGGCTTCCAAATCTACACCTTAGGAACGCGCGCAGAAGGCGGACTTCCAAAAGCTGGAAACATCCGTACTTGTTTCGCATGGCAGCGTACATCGATGGGCAGAGTGTACAGTATGACACCCGTTACAGAAATCGAGTGGTCAGCACCTCACCAATCGTGGTTAACCATCAGCCGCATGCGTTTGGGATCCTCGGCCTTATTGCCGAAGGGTATTGTTAAAATCGATTGTGATGAATCTGTTTAATCTAGGAGAAGAATAATGGCTTTTAATACTCAAAAATTCGTTCGCACTTCTGCTGGTGAGTACAGTAATGACCAAGTACAGGCAGATTTTAAATACAACGGTACGGCAGAAAATACAAAAGCTGAAATTATCGCAGCTGATTATTTCTTGCCTATTTACTCTCAGCTTGCTGTTGGTAGTATCATTAACTTTTCAGCAAGTGATGCTGTGATGACTTTGGCATACGTAACTGCTGTAAGTTCCACCACAGTAACCATCTCTGAAATCACTGAGACATTGCCTCCGGGTTCTGTTGATACTGCTGATTTGGCAGATCTGTGTGTTACTACACCAAAAATTGCTTTGCTTGCTGTGACTAACGCACAGATGGCAGCTGGTGCAGCTTTAGCTAACTTAGCTCCTGCTTCTGTTACCGGCGCTAAAATTGCTGCAGCAACTGTTACTGCTACGAATATTGCAGCAACTGTTGGTATCAAAGTTCTAAGTGGTGGAGGCGCAGCAACTGCTGCAACATCTACTGCTTTTACTGTTACTGGAACTTTAGCAACGGATAAAGCATATGCAACTATGACTGCTGGTTTTTCGCAGCCTATAGTTGGAGTTGTATGTACTGCTAATACTGTAACTGTACATTATGCAGCAGCAGCCTTAGTTACTGATACAGTCGACATTTCTGTATTCAGAGGTGCAGCATAATAAAAAAGAATAAAGATTGTTAAGGCTTGCTTAACAATAATGGCTAAGATATATTGTCTCGGCTAATCCGCGTAAGCGGACTTTATGATGAAGGACGGAGGGTGGTGGCCCTCCATCCTTAATTTTATGAGGATTAGCAATGGCCACAAAATTAGAAATTATAAACACAGCACTTTCTTATCTCGGCAACTTGCAAGTTAATACTCTCGACCTGACCAATCCTATTTTAGCCTCGATGTCCAAAATCTATGATTTAATTAAGCCTGATGAATTAGCAGGCCATCCTTGGCACTTTGCCATGAAATGGGTAGTACTGACACAAGATCCTGCATCGCCAGAAGACCCTAATTACGGTTTCACATATCATTTGCCAACAGATTATATCCAAGCGTGGAACACCTATCCGGGAAGCAATTACACTATCATCTCAGACAAGCTGGTCTATGCAAATAATGCACCACCTTGGAAGTGGTTATATGTGGCTGATGTTTTGGAAAGTATGTTTCCATCTTACTTTACTAAATTACTGAGCTTGTGTTTGGCTTCTGAATGCGCATTAGTAGTTACTGAAAATCCAAGTATTGCTCAATATTGGGAAGCTAAGGCGAATTCTCAACGCGTAATAGCTAGAAATAGAGATTACACAGCACAACCTAATCCATCTATTCGCGATAATCAGCTTTGGGCTTGGCATTTTGTCTAGGAGGCCATTAAATGGGCGTAATAGTATCGAATCATGACTTTACCCGAGGTGAACTTGATCCTTCATTATTTGCTAGATCTGATCTAGTCTTCTACAACAAGGCGGCTAAGACTTGTAAGAACTTTATAGTATTGCCAGGTGGAGGCGTTAAAAAAAGATTTGGAACTACTCTATTTGATGATGTGGCCCTTACGGCAGGATCTGACCATTTCCAGCTCTTTTCTTGGAGAACTGAAGAAAAAGACTTTCTGATAATAGTGACAAACATAAATGCAGCAGGACTTCTCGTTGTAGACATTTCAGTCAGTCCTTTTGTTGTATCTACTTTCACTAACCCTTATCACGCTGATGTCAGCTCAAGAACTGTTCGAGGAGCTCAAAATCAGAACGAATTTGTTTTGACCTCAGGTCCGGTTGGAATATTACAAATTATTTTCGATCCCACTGCTGGAACTGTTTCAACATCGACATATTCTTTCAAGAACCCTCCCGTTCACGATTTTGACAACAATTATGATGACTGGACTTTTGAAGTTTCACCTGTCGAAGTTACTGTGGGAACTGCCTATTCTACTCTTACTTGCACCGCAGGGACAGGGTGGGGTGGTTTAACTGCTGATTATGTTGGTGGTGTGTTCGAAGCCCTTGGACCTACAACATCTACCACAATAGGTCGTGCTAGGATCATTTCAGTTAATGTGCCTGCACAAACTGCGGACATTCAGGTCATTACTCCCTTCGCTCAAACATCTGCTGGTCCTCCAACAGTTGGCTCTTTTCCTGGGACTCAATGTTTCATCGCTCAACCTGCGTATAGTGCACATTTGGGATGGCCTAGAACCATCTCTTTCTTCGAGGACAGGCTTGTTTTAGCGGGATCTCAATCATTACCTCAATCGATTTTCCTAAGTGCAACGGGAGATTTTCGTGATTTTGATACCGGAACAGGTCTAGCTTCTGATTCAATCGCATATAGCATCGCTTCGGGATCTCAAGACGCTATTCGGAATGTAGTATCTTCTAGAACATTGCAGATCTTCACTAATTCTTCAGAGATGTCTACGCCGGCTGCTGATTCGCAGGGAGCAACACCGTCGAACTTCTCTATTCGCGCACAAACTAATAATGGTTCGGAACTTTGCACTCCTGTTGTGCTTGATAACTCTACTCTCTATATTAAAAAAGGTGGTCGCGCTGTCATGGCTTATAACTATGATTACACAGTTGAGGCCTATAATTCTTCAGATGCATCTCTGCTGAGCAGTCATCTCATTAAAAACCCTATCGATATGTCTGCATATACTGAGAATACGACGTTCGATGCAAATATATTGATCGGAATAGATGAGGACTTTAATTTGTTCCTCTATGAGACATATGTAGAGCAAAATGTTGCGGCCTGGTCCAGTACTGCAACAAAAGAAGGCAGCTGGAGAAATGTTTGCGCAGTTGGGGGAAGTGTATTTTTCATCACTTTGCGTAACTCGACATATCACCTTGAAGAATTGACTTGGGAAAGATGTTTAGATTTTACCAGTTCATATACGCCAGCAGCCTCAGGAGAGGCGACAATTCCTTGTGGTGCAACCTATGCAAATATGACTGTTGATATCGTAACAGATGTAGAAGTCCTTCCTGATGGCGCTAATCAGGCTACCTATATTGGAACAAGTGAAACTGATGGGTCGGGCGATACTTTGCTTAGCTTTCCTTTGGACTCTACTAAAACCTATATTTTTGGCTATGGAATTGATAGTACTCTTGAAACTATGCCAGCTCATATTATGTCCCAAGCAGGAGATACTTTGTACACAAAGAAAACTATCTATAAGGTCTATATTGATTTCATGAATAGCTATCCTTTTAAGGCAAATGATGTAGAAATTCCTATGTCGCATCTATATACACCAGAATCAGGAGGGATACTTTTGGATGATCCAGTTCCACCTGTGAGCGGAATATTCGCTTTGCCAACAAATATCACAGGGTGGGGACGCAGAGTGTCTGCCACTTGCGAATCAGATAAGCCATTGCCCTTGACCATTCGCGGCGTGGCAGTAGAAATATCAGTTTAGGAGAGAATAATGGGTACAGCGTTAGCTATAGCAGGACTAATAGGAGCAGGAGTAACTGCAGGCACATCTATTTACGAGGATGATCAGCAAGAGGAAGCACAAGAAGCCGCCGAACAAATGCAAGAGCAACAGCTTCGAATTAACGAAGATAGTGCAAGAGCTAAAGCCGCTCAACAGCAAATTGTGAGAGACAACCAGATACAGTCAGTCATGGCTCAACAGAAAGTCATAGCTGCGGCCCATGGCATGGCATTGAGCAGTGGCTCATTTCGCGCATTAGAAGAAGCTTCATACAACAATTTCGCTCGGGATACTCAGGTAGCAAATATGAATCTTCAGATCACAGAAGACGATCTCAATTCCAGAATGGATGCTGCTAGATCAGATCTCTCTTCTGAAA